AGAATCGCGTCTTAGTTGTAGTTCATCAAAATCCGGTTGTTTTCTCATATGATACAAAACATTCCTTGACGCTATGACGTTATCCAACTTATCTGCTATTTCAGTTGATGGTATTCCTGCCGCCCATAGCTTCCTCATAATTTTAATCATTTCTGGTGTAACTTTATATCCAGTTTGAACACCCGATTGCGTCTTTCGTTTATCAAGTTCTTGTTGAAACTTAGTTTTTCCAACAATTTTTGAAATTAAATAGGACATTCCGTAAATACTTACATCATATGCTTTTGCTAGTTCTGCTACAGATTTTCCACCAAAGAATGCATCTACAATAGCATTTTTCGATGCGTCGTCCAAGTTTGCAATTTTACTTTCCAATCGTTTAGGACGATCTTTATAGTATCTATTAAGTGCGTTAATTGCCGATTTAGTATCTATGTTTAATTCGGTTGCGATTTCTCGATAAGTTAGCCCATTGTCGTACATGGATTTTAATTTTTCAACCATTTCTGGAGTAAATGTTGTTTTTTCAATTAATTCTAAATATCGCATAACTTACCTTCTTTATATTATTTATTCAATACACTGCTTGACTCAGCTATTTAATTGCTGTATATTTTTTATAACAAGTAAGGATTAATGCAATGAAAATCGAGTATCGCAAGGGCAACCTATTTGAAACTGATATTCTGCATATTGCACATGGTTGCAATGCGCAGGGAGTTATGGGTTCCGGTGTTGCACGGATTGTTAAAGAACAGTATTTTGATGCATTTAAATTTTATGCAGAGCAATACGACGAGCATGGTCTCAAACTGGGCGATGTGCAATTTGTTCCCGTAAATGGAAAAGTTATCGTTAATGCCGTTACGCAAAACCTCTATGGCAAAGACGGTAAACGTTTTGTTAATTATGAGGCAGTTGCTGAATGTATGAGGACTATCAACAACGTTCTTAAACAGAGTGGAGAAACGCATGTTGCTATGCCGCAAATCGGTGCAGGACTGGGTGGCGGTAGCTGGGCAGTTATTGAGGCTATCATTGAAAGTGAAATGACTGACATTCAGCCTGTGGTTTACGTGTTGTGATGACTAAAGCAAAAGCTGATGAAAAAATATTCTCCCTCAATGATCTAATTGATATGGGGCTTGTTACGCACAAAGACATTGAGCATTATCTTCGATATATGGAAGCAAAACGTTTGGTAAAAGAACTGTTTCCAGGTTTAAATTAAAATGACAGATATTGTTGAAAAACATGCCATGCTGGCTCTTATGTCAGACAGCATTAAGGGGCGTCTAAAAGATGCTATCCGCGAACAGTTGAGTGATGCACTCTATTGTACTAGAGTGTGGGAAGCCTGGGGATATGGAACGATGACTGAAGATGATTTTGTATGCCTTGCTGATATCGACGATTATGTTGACGACATGGCTAATACTGTGCTACAAGCACTGATGGGATAAATTAATATAGCGCCTTCGTAGCTCAACTGGAAGAGCAAGGGATTTCTACTCCCTAGGTTGTGGGTTCGACTCCTGCCGGGGGCGCCAAAATTTTGCTGGGTTTCGCATAGGTGCGGTCGGTCTGGAAGATCCTAGGAAGTCTGACGAATGGAGAAAAAGGTTAGCATAGCTAATTCGGAGGCAGTAATCCCCGCCCGGCACCAAATTGAGAATATGAATGCAAGATTTAATTGACGCACATAAAATACTAATCAACAGATACAGAAATTTTATCATCGGTAAAAACTTTGTTGATGAAAAAGAACTTCTTGGATTTTGTGATTTGGCAATGGATCTTCAAAATCCAGATAAATTAAGTAGATGGGTTGGATATCTTCAGGGAATTTTAATTGAAAGAAAAATTGTTTCTGTAGAATCTGAAAGGACCTGGAGCAGACCTGTTTACAAGCCAATCTACGAAAAACTTGGCTACGATACAACAACTAAGGAAATAAAATAATGCACTACAGAAAGTTTTACGACGACTTCTAAGCAATCTAGCTTAAAAGGAGTCAATATGAGCAGAACTTATCGCAAACCCAAGTTTGAGCAATTTAAATCTGAATCTCAATACGTGGATGAACACATCAAAGATCTGGAACTTCGTGCTGCCAGATATCCTAATATGTACAACCTTAAAAAGGTTCGCAAAACTCAGGAAGAATATAAGAACGAACTCGCCGCAGCAGAAGAACACTACCAAGCTGACTGCCGTGTTGTTCGCAAACAATACTGGTACTGCTGGAACAATCCCAACAGTATCATGTATAGCTGTTACCTTCGTGCCTTGCCCGAACGTTACCGCTACTACGTTAGCAAGTACCGTTATGAGCCCTGTGACATCGATTGGGAAGCTGAACGTGATTACGCCCGCCGCACTTTTGCAAAGCGTACCCGTGACGGTTATTGTAACGAAACTGGTTGCAACACTGCATACAAAACTCTGAGCAAAGAGACTGTTAGAAACGCAGTTCGTCAGCTTGAGCGCCGTGTTGTTAAAGGAGAAGACTGGGAACACCTTCCATATCCAGACACTTACCTCGGTAAAAAACATATCTGGAGCGTGTGGTAATCATTTGACTGTAGCGTAGAAATATGCTACAGTCTTTTTGTTAAGGAGTATACCATGGAATTAATTGCAGGCGCCATAATCTACAGTGTTATTGTTATTACACTTGCTGTAATGACTGCGTATTGTTTAAAAAAAGATTGGCCCCTGCTGGCCGTTCTATTTGGACTAACGCTAGTCACTGTTAGTTGTAATCTGAAAATAAACGACCACGAAACAAAAAACCCAACAATAGAGGTTACTGAATAATGTCACGATACCTAGTATTTTTAGACATCGATGGAGTATTCACTAGTTCACGTGTTCATTATAGCCGCACTGACGGCTATGACATGTGGGCAAAATTTGATCCCGTAGCAGTTGATTTTATGAACAAAATCTCTGATCGTTTTGAAAACGTTGAATTTGTTTGTATGAGCACCTGGAAAAATTTCCTTAAAACAGAAGACCTACAAGTGAGCCATTTGTTTGAGTCTACTTGGAGGAACGCTGGATTTAAAGGTAAGTTTGCCAACCCTTGGAAAACTGATCCTGATAATACTTTGTTTATGAACGCTGGCAACCACCGCGGACATGAAGTCAAACACTATCTGGAAAACTATGGACCTGACGTCAAAGACTTTATCTTGTTTGACGACAATGAATATAATTTTGACAGTATCCTGGGTAAGAAACGTCTTGTTCGAACTGACCATGAAAATGGTATGCTCTACAAACATATGACGCACGCCATGAGCATCATGGGTGCGTGGAATCCAAAATAACTGAGGTAAAAATGGAAAATTTGGCTTTGACTGCATTCGTTGGCGGCTTTGGTGGCGCCTGGTTTGCAATGTTTATGTTGTTCTTTATCGTCGTTGGTGTAATTGCCAATGAAATGGACAGCTTCTGGATGGGGGTTGGCACATTACTGGTTGGCCTCGCTGCGATGGAATGGTTATTCCAGATTCCGGTATGGGCCAGCATTGCTGCTAACCCGCTAATGTTAGTCTTGTATGCTGCTGTCTATCTTGCCGTTGGCTCACTGTACACTGGTGTTTGGAGTTGGCCTAACTACATTAAGGACCGCGCCGACCATATTAAGATGGATTATGGGTCATTCCTAAATAAGCGTAAATTAAAAGGCGACGCTGATTCTTTTGAAGAGTTCCTTGATTCGAGTGAATACCGGTATACTGCAAGTAAAAACAAAGATCGGTTAGCTGCTTGGGTACTTATGTGGCCGTTTGGATTAATTTGGGATTTGTCACACCGTCCTGCACGTTGGCTTTGGAATAACGTTTATGCTGTACTTGGTACCACGTTTGAGCGAGTAAGTAAAAACACTGCAAGAAAGATCCATGGTGGATCATGAACTACAAGACTGAATTCTTACAGTCAGTCCAGACTCGCCAACTGCAAAGTTGGCGAGATCAGGCTCGCGCTAGTGGAAACGTATACACTGCGTTTGACCACAAAAATCACAGAACTATGGTCTTCAAGTTAGAAGAAATAGTTGAAGAACTGAAGTCTCGTGATCCTGCCCCAATCAGTAGCAATAATAAAAACAAAAAACCCACTAAAGAGTTTAGACCTAAAACTAAATTTAGCAGGGTTGGGAATGGAAATGTATAATTCACCTGTTGATACACTATCTGCTGTGCTCGGTCATGCCGAGCACATTGGATTTTCAAACATAAAAGATCGCCGCAGAAACTGGTTTAAGTCAGACGAAGCCAAGACAGAGATTTATGAGGATTTTGAAAGACGCCCCTATAGGCATGAGATTGAACTTTTTTCCATGTTTGTACAAGGATGGGGTAGTACTGCACTGGGGTTTGGCGGAGTTGGCGGTCAAGCGTTTACTGATGCATACACTACAATTCTACAATGTGGTAATGAATTTTTAGTTTACTTTAGTACTAGACTAGCGTATAAGTTAGTAAACCCAACTCAGGCATTTTATCAGGACGTGTCCAACATGGACTTGGTCGAGGTGTCAAAATCAGGAAAGTATTTAAGATGAAAATTGGTGTTACTGGTACTAGAAACGGTATGAAGCCCGACCAAATACAAAGAGTAAGAACGTTCTTATCAGACTTCCCAGCCGGTACTGAACTTCATCACGGCGATTGTGTTGGTGTAGATATTGAAGTTGCGGAAATTGCACAAGAACTGGGATTCAAAGTCATCTGCCATCCTCCAGAAAAAGATGAACTACGGGCTTTTCACAAAAGTGACGAAATCCGCAAACCTTATAACTACTTGCGGCGTGACCGAAATATTGTTGACGAAACTGATATGTTGGTTGTAGTACCTATGCATACAGAATGGCAACCATCCGGTGGCACATGGTACACCCACGACTACGCAGAAAAGAAACACAAACCAATCAGAATATTCTTTCCAGGTGAATGATGAAATCTAAAAATATGATCAACTTTCTTGATTATGGTATACCTGAGCATACTAAAATTAGTTTGGAAAATTACCTTCTATATGGTATACCGCCTGGCGGGTTTTTAACTTCTGTACTAGTTGGAGATTTGTTTAATGTATTTGCCAAATCTGACTATATGAATAAACCCAAAATAGAAGATATAGTAAATTGGATTAAATTCGAAGCACCTATGAAAAGCTATGGGTCTTACGAAAACATGAAATACTGGATTACTGATCCAGATAAACTCAGAGCCAATTATGCTGAACAAATTGAAAAACAATATGTGTGGCGATCATTAAAAACTGTAGGAAATTAAAATGAAACAAATTATTGTAATGCGGAAAGATCTCAAGATGCCCCGCGGTAAGGAAATTGCCCAAGGTGCTCACGCGAGTATGAAAGCCACGTTGCTACACCAGGAAGACCCAAGGGTTAAAGAATGGTTGAGTGGAAAGTTCACCAAAATTGCAGTTGGGGTTAACAGTGAAGAGGAGTTGCTGGATGTTTACAACAAGGCCCGCGCCGCAGGGCTCATCGCAGAGCTTGTCACGGATGCTGGGCTTACTGTGTTTAACGGCGTACCCACGAACACCTGCATTGCTGTAGGCCCTGACACGCACGAGATCTTGCAACCAATAACTGGTGACCTTAAATTGCTCTAACATGATATTGGTACCATTTAGATTTGACCCAATTGACTGCCATAACCGAGATACGGTTATGATGGCCCTTAATGATTTATGTCATATGGATTGGTTGCATTATTTAAAGAGTCACGCAACCAAAATAGAATTTATAGATCCCCATTATTTGGCGGCGGTGCATATGTATGAAGTGATTTTCAAGTTTCACCTTGACCCGAAACACGAAACATATTATAATATAAAATATAGTAGAGAAGGATATTAAAGTGCCTAAATTTATTGTAGACCTTTGGCTTGATGGTTACGATACTGAAGAAGAAATGGTCGAAGCATGTAAAGAATTTATATACGATCAATTGAATTTTTCAGGCAGCTCTGTAAAAATTGAAGAACTTGTTGAGACTAAAAATGAAAAAGATATGTCCTAATAACTTTGCACATGTTGGAAAAAGTTGTGGAAACAACTGCACTTGTTTTCCAAAGAAAGCCAAAAAATGACAGTTAAAGAACTAATTGAAACTTTGCAGAAGTTTCCTCAAAATGATATTGTGTACTATGAAGGTGGAGATTATGCCGACGATTGGCGGCCTGTACACAAAGTTTCCAACTTGAATTCATGGGGATCTAGGGGTATTCTTTTAGAATGACTCCGGCTCAGATACGACGCAAATGGGCAAGCATAGACCGTCGTGAAGAAAAACTTGCACATGAACTTGCCAAATTACAAGCACTGTGTACACACCCAAATGTCACAAAAAAGTATGACAGCAATACTGGAAATTACGATCCCAGTGCAGATAGTTACTGGATTGACTTTCATTGTCCAGATTGTAGAAAACGCTGGAGGACCGATCAATGATTTATTTTTTTCTAACACTACAAATACTATTTGCACACTGGTTTAGTGATTTTGTATTACAAAGCCATTGGATGGCAACCAACAAAAGTAAGAACATTCTAGCACTCAGCTCGCATGTGCTAGTTTATACTGTATCTATGGGAGTTACATTAATAACGATTGGCATACTACTTTCAGTAACGCCCATTTGGGCAAGTGTAATAATGGCTATGATGACTCCTGTGACATACGTCAAATGGATACTGTTAAACGGGCTGCTGCATTTTGTTACTGATTTCTTTACGAGTAAAATGACTGCTATTCTTTGGCAGAAAAACGACTTCCATAACTTTTTTGTTGTAGTTGGGTTGGACCAATTTATTCATTATACTTGTTTGATTTTAACACTGTTGCTGTTTATCTAAATAGATAAATAATATATGAAACTTAGAGACATTATATCAGAACTTACCTTTGCAGGTCGCCAATGCACTAAAGATTGCAGTGGACACAAAGCAGGGTATAGGTATGCTATGCAAACTGGTAACACTGGACCAAGTAGTCCATACAGTCCAAGTTTCAACAGTGGTCAAGAAGTTGCTGGTGACAAAATGTCTGGAAAGATAAAGAACAATCCAAAAGTTCGAACTCCAGCTGGTAAATTTGCCAAAACACCAAAATTAAGATAATTGCCTCTGTAGCTCAGCGGAAGAGTACTGGTCTTCGAAACCAAGGGTCGGGAGTTCGAATCTCTCCAGGGGCACCATAAATTTACTTGATAATACCTGCAAGTTCTGCTATGTTGTATGTAGCAAAATTGCAGGTATTTTTATGAGCAAGGTACAACAACTTATCGCTAAGGCGCTCTCTACTAATAGTGAAGAGGAAGCCTTTACATGTTTACGAATGGCTCGTAAACAATCTGACAAAACTTTTACTATGGCTGAGCCCAAGCAACCCACTCCACAGAATACGTTCAGAGAGATTCATCTAGAACAACAACTAACAGTCCTTAACCGGATGTATAAAGATGCACACACTCGGGCTGGATATTTCATGGACGAGATGACCAAAGCCAAAATTGAGAAAAATAAACTTGCTTCACAAGTTAGGTCTCTTAATGAAACTGTGTCTTTGTATAAATTCGCATTGGCTATCGCTGCCATCAGTGCGGTTGTGTTGGCTATCTTGATCTAATGAACGTACTCGGTGTTTTAAAATACAAGTTTCTAGAATGGAAGTATGACCGTATACTCAAACGTAGCGGTCATACTAGCTGGGAACGATATTTTCGAGCCAACGACCCGGATTTTTTCATTCGTGGTCAAACAATAAAAGAAATGTTCGCTGGTTACCCATACGTAGCACGGGTTGACTATAAACACCTTGAATACACCGTTGATGGCATGTGGGGCGAAATATGGAACGGTGACAACGTTTTAAACTGGTGCAACACTAATTGTCGTGGTAAACATCGTTGGCAGTGGGAACGTGTAATTACTGATCACATGGGGCAATATGCACCAGATGGTATAGCTGGCAGTGATGAACTGTTTTTTGGTTTCAAAGACGAACGTGATTATTTTTTGTTTATACTGAGGTGGTCATGATACTTGATTATAGAGAGTTCGATGAAAAGATCGAACAACATTATTACAATATGATTCTTGAACAAAATATAGCGTATCTTAAAGAACATGGTGTGGGACCATATCACTATGACGGAAAGTTTGCTAATCGTGTAGAACCCTACTTCGATGCTGGGTATTGGATGCAATATTACAAATGGCTCGAGGCTGAGTACCGTGTGGTTTGTAATAATTACAAACTTGTATTTCTATCTGATAAAGACGCATTATTATTCATTTTGAGGTGGTCATGATAAGATGCAACATTACAGACGGTGATGACAGGGTTGACAAAATCAAATATGATTGGATTAAACAAAACCTACCCAATGAAGTTTACTGTATAAGAGACACGGGGTTTTTTATTAGTGATTACGTGGTGGAGTTTAAAGACGAAAAATATGCAACCCTCTATCTGTTACGATTTTCAAAATGAGTTGGATACTTGTTCCCAAAAGAGATAGAAGACACTATGACGGGTTTATTAGGTGGCTTAATGAAAATGCAGGGCACTACGAATTTGATGAAAAAGATGGTTACCAATACATTAAAATTAGCGACCCAAAACTCGAAACATTGGCTGTATTAAGATGGCAATTATATTAGAAACTGAGTTGTTAGACAAGGTTTTTCACAAATGGCGGTATTCTAAATTGGATCACTCACGCTATCCTATGAGATACGTTCGTAATCACCGAGATCAGCGATTTGAAAGTTGGCTTTGGGATCAGGGTTTTACAGTCATCCAACAAAACAAAAAACGCTATTTAAAATTTGACGGTGACGAACGCCGACTAACACTATTTTTATTAAAGTGGACATGATGCAAGAATGGGTAGATTTGAAAACTGTTCAATGGGCTTATGCTCATTCGCAGAAGTATCAATCTCCAGAATTCCCAAAAGGACACGCTGGTATTGAAAATGCATTTGGGTTTAAAGTAGTTACTGACCTTTCTGGCAGTGTTACTAGGTATTACTCATCTACTCGAAAATTTTATACAGATGAGGATAGACAAATATTAGTTGACTTTAAAGACGAAAAGTGCTTAACTATGTTTCTACTAAGGTGGTCATAATGAAAAAATGGGATAATAGAAAAGACACTCTTTGGTTGTTGACCGAAGAAGAACTTGACGAATTGCCTGATGGCTCTAGACTATTGTCTATTAACAATGACATTGTTCCAAAGACTGCGGACCTTGACAGAGATACAAGGTTTGGTGTATTGGCTTATGGGCTTACTGAAACCCTTGCAAAACAGCAAGGCCTCGAAGATAAATTTCTTATCTGGATGATGAAATCATGACACTGTACAACACCACGCAACCTATTTTTCTTCCATGCAACGCTCTTGCAATTTTTGATGTTCCTAGCGAAATGGGATATCGATGCACGACATGTTTTGCAATGGTGGGAAGTGTGGGGCAATCCGACCACTGCAAAGCCGAAGCTGAAAAATGGAAAACTATTGAAGCAATGGGCGGGAAAGGATGGGATTATAGACTGGGGCAACAAAAAGCATGACTGAGTTATATGATCAATCTCGAGCTGCGAGTGTGACTGCAACCGCACAGGTGTTGTTGCCAATAATTCGAAGAACGTTGCCTACTATAATTGCTAACGATCTTATCGGTGTACAACCCATGACGGGAGCGTTTGCTGGTATATTCAGCGGGTCTAATGGTCGTAGTACATTTCAACAGCAAGGCCGAATATTGCGCAATGGTTACCCTGGTAGGATTAACATGGAAAAAATTCATTATCAACACTTTCTTAAAGTATATAATCGCCGCACCCGGCATCATCCAGAATATCTTACAGGTCTTGGATATCAGAAAATTAGACTCACGCGCCGTGACGACGTTGCACACAATGCAAACAATGCATTATCTTGGTGTAAGAAAACTCTAAAACCTGGAAGCTATGTTTACAGTAGTGGCGACTTTTGGTTTGCATATGACCGTGATGCAATGCTTTTTAGTTTGAGATGGGGATCATGAGAGATACAGTTAGAGTAAGATTTATTAAAACTGCTATGGTACACGGCAGAGACGTAAGCTGGGCTGAATATAATTGGAATTCTGATGAAAGCTACTGGTACTGCATTGATGGTAAGAGTTCAGAAGGATTCTTTAGAATAAATCCAGAATTTACCAGGATGATGGACGACAGCCATATGACATTTCATTCACTAAAGTAACATTATGTTTTTCAAAGTTCTTATAAAAGACACTGGCACCTATCCAGACTATCGAGATGAATTTCTCGATATAGAAAATTGGGCTGAAGACCATTGCTCCAGTTATGTGTATATGAAAATAACAGACGTAGCTGACGTTACTATGGAATACGATGCTATTGCTGAGTATCATTTTAGAGAAGAACGTGATGTCACGTTATTCACGCTGAGGTGGAGTAGATGAAACCCTTTAACATAAAAAAAGAAATAGTTACAGCAAAATCACGAACTCTGAAAGCAACTTGGACTGTTGAAAAGGCACAAGATATTAGCTCTGTGATAGATGACAATCTAGCCAAAATTCTGCAAGAAGAAATAGACAGAGAAGTTTTAAATCAGATAAACTGGGAATTTATTAAATCTAAAAATTGGATTGAAGTTAAAATCCCTGCATATTCTGATAAAATCCCCGTTTGGTGTGAGAGTAATCTCAAACACGACTATAAAGAATTTGATAAGGTTTATTGGTATTTTGAATCTGAGCAAGATGCTACAATGTTTACACTAAGGTGGAGTTCAAAGTATGAGTGATCCACTTAGCCTTGCAGATGCATTGCGGCGCAGGGCACACTGGCTTAATAGTAATAACAAAACCAACAGCCATATGGAATATGGCTGGGCTGATACTAAAAACGTAGTTGGTGCATTGTTGGAAATGGCTGATGTTGTTGATAGTTGGAGCGGTGAATATCTTAGCAAAGAGGATGCCGAGGCCGAGTTTTTGCGTAGAAGATATGGCTACACTGATGAAAACGGCGTGAGACATACTGGAGATTATGACGCAAAGCCCTTGACACTAGACGAGCGTCGTGCTATATCTGCAGAAACCCGCAATACATACAGGTAGCAACATGCCCGCGATTAAAGTTTACAAAGCACACGGACAAATGGTTCCAGTTGACGATGCAAAAGTGGCAAAAGCCTTCATTTGTCCTTGGACCAAGGAAATTTATTCATCCAAACGTAGTTATGTAAGCCACCTAAAACGGTTGCGTACTGAACGTATGCATAAGAGGGCAAAAGATCTACGTTTCCAGCGTAAACTTGAGGACCTGTGGGATCAGCCAGATTTCAATTCTATTGTCAAATGGATTAATCTCAATTCAGATGTGTTTTGGGAAAATGCAAAACGTCAGGGCTGGGCCAGTGATGCTAGTCGCTGGGACAAAATTCGTGACAAATTTGAAATTAAAATCGTTCATCTAAGTCTTGATTACAGTGATTGCATCAGTAACAGTCATAATTGCCCCCGCAATGGGGTAACCAACTGGGGTGGTACTACTAAACTTAAAGATGGTACCCCCGCGCCCCGTGGGTATCCAGGGTTTAGGGGAAACATTAAGATCCAGTTGCCAGTTGAACCCCTTAGTTTTGCTAGTGATGTACTGAGAGGTACTGGCATCCATACTGGTTCCGGTGGTGGAGGTGGCAGTGGCCACTATGGATATGACGTTAAGTTTTTCCTAGACGATTGGCCTGGCTTGGCCAAAAGTGTGAAAACTGCAATCGAAGCACACGAAAAGCAACAAACATTTAATGCAGTGAGCGGAAAATCTTCTTATCCATTTTCTATGGGTTTTAACTATGGCAAAGATAAAAGATAATCGCAAAACCCGTTGACATATACAGTGTAGCGTGTTAATTTAACTTATAAAGGAGGTGGCCCATGTGGGAAGATACTTATTTAAACGACATTTGGCGACATGGGTCCAGCGATAGTGAAATGCGAACTATCGCAAGTTGGGTCTGTGATCACTACGAAAAAACCAAGACCGAGCATAAAACCTCTTGTAAGTTTAAGGTGGGCGACCATGTAAGGCTTAAAGCTGGTCATGCAAAAATGATTGTTGTAAAAGTCAAAGGCAACACCATTCAAGCTGACTATATTAGCAGAAAGAATGCCGGATATACTGGCAATCTCAAATGGCGTTCAGAAAACGATTATGTGCGTTTTAACTCGATTGATAACACTGAAACTGATGAAATCCAAGAAGGGAATACTGAAATGAAGAATAAACTTTACCAAACCAAAGAATCCACCCCGCGTTTCGGCATTCTGCTTGCCGTTAATAGTCAAGGCAAACTTGTACTTGAAATGAAGGGATCCGGCGATGTGTTGGCTTTTGACAAAGCTGATGTCGAAGTTGTCATGCCCTACACGTTTGCAGTCAAGTTCCCCAACACTGGAACTGAGTACCACTACCTTGGTACCGAAGGTGAAGTTGAAGTTAACGATCTCGTCATGCTTGACAGCTCGCCGATTGGTAAGTTCGACATTGCCAGAGTTACTGCGGTGAATACTCGTAGCGAATCCGCGAACGTTGTATTCAAAGGTTCCAAAATCCTTACCAAACGTATTGGTGGATAAGGATAGTAAAATGGACAGCGATGATTGGCACTCTGCTCACGGTCTAGCACCAGCTGGTACACCTGCTTATGGTGTACCAGCACCAAAGCTAAGTGAAAAGCTTAAGAAAACTCTTGAAGAACTTGAGCAAGCTCGTGTTAAGGGAATTGAAGCCCAAGCTGCTGCTGACATGGAGGCTATCCGTCGCGCCAGAGCAGACCTTGAAGATTGGTTAGAACATGTTCGAGTTGAACTAGTCTCGCAAATTGAGCGTGGTCGTGTTCCTCTTAAAAAAGTTAGAGACTATAATCGACAAGATTGGTTGCGGTCTGCTAACAAAGGCCATGCTACTAATCATGATCTATGGACTAAGTTTAGAGCGTTTTGGGTTAAGGAAGGCCTAGAACCTGTGTTGGAAGAAGCACACGACGGTGTCGGCGTAGAAAGCTGGATTAACCTTACAGTTAAACTCCTTCCGCCCCGTCCTAGAGGAGTTTAATATGAAAGTTAAAGACTTAATTCGTGAACTGCAATTAATGGATCCAGAAATGGAAGTAATTATGCAGGGTGATGCAGAAGGCAACAATTACAGCCCTCTAAGAGGGGTGGATGAAAATTGCGTGTATATTGCAGAAACCACCTGGTATGGTGATGTATACAGCACAACCTGGACTCCTGATGAAGCAAACATGGATCCAGAAGATTGGGCAGAGATCTTAGCTAAACCCAGGTGCGTTGTGCTATATCCTGTAAACTAAAATGCGCTGGCAAGTTTACGTTCACAATCCATCAAAACGGGCAGCATTAGTTGAAAATCTGTTAAAGTGTGATTTTGAAGTTTACCTATGGCGCAATTCAAATAGGGTTACATTTGAAGGCACACCTGCTCGTATAACTATGTTTTTGTTGAAACATACTATAGATGGAATGCTCTACAAACACAACTTTCCAAATCCAGCAGAGTCGGATCTGTCTTATAGAATTTCAAAATTATCCAAATCATTAGAAATTGATTATAAGTAGGGTATGAAAAAGATAATAGCTGGGCCATGCCAACATGAAAGTTTTGAACAATCATTAGAAATTGCATTAACATGCAAAGAAGTTTGTGATCAATACGGTTTTGAATATTATTTTAAAGCAAGTTTTGACAAAGCAAACCGCACAAGTGCTGAAAGCCAACGTGGTGTTGGATTTCAAAAGACTATGGAAGATTTTGGTAAGTTAAAAGATCGTATTCCAGATTTAAAAATATTGACTGATGTGCATACTGTTCCACAAGTCATGATGATCAAGGATTTATACGCAGACGAAGTTGACGTAATACAAATTCCTGCATTTTTGTGCAGACAGACTGACCTTGTAGTAGCTGCTTGCAAATCTGGAAAGATCGTTAACATAAAAAAAGGGCAGTTTCTTGCTCCATGGGACGTGGATGGGGTGTTATCAAAAACAACCTCCGCAAAAGAAGTTTGGATAACTGAAAGGGGAACTAGTTTTGGTTACAATACTCTTGTGGTCGACTTTACTGGTATGCAGTATATTTTGGATAATTGGTGCAATGATCTTGTTTTCGATGCGACACACTCTGTTCAGCGTCCTGGGGGTCTGGGGAACTCGAGTGGGGGTAATCGCTCCTATGTTCCTGGTCTTTGTCGGGCTGCTAGTGCAATGGGTGTTAATAATTTCTTTATAGAAGTTCACCCAGATCCTGACAATGCACCGAGTGATGGCCCAAATACTTTAAAATTATCTGATTTTGAAAATCTAGTATATGAAATCCACCGCTATTCTTATTCCAGCCAGGTATAACTCATCCAGATTTCCAGGCAAGCCGTTGGCTATTATGGATGGCGATCCATTAATAGTTAGAACCGTAAAGCAGTGTTTGAAAACAGGACTTCCGGTATACGTATTAACTGATGATTACAGAATTGAAAGTGCTGTAAGTTCATATACAACTGTATATCTTGATGAAACACGCAAGCCAGATAATGGTACTGAACGGTGTGCAAATGCTATTCAAACCCATATGTTTGACAAGTATGATAAATTTGTCAACGTTCAGGGAGATATGCCAGATATCACTCCAGAGATTGTGTTTTCAGTTATAAAGTGTTTGGAAGACTATTCGGTGTCTACTGCAAACACACACATGCCTGCAAAATACCGTGACGATCCAAACACAGTTAAGTTGGTACGCAGCAACCGTGAATGTCTTTGGTTCGGAAGAGGAATGGTGGGTTATGGTGAATGGCACTTAGGGGTATACGGTTATTCACGTAGTGCATTGGAAGCATACCCACGTTTGGGGTTTTCTATTGAAGAAGAAGTCGAAAAATTGGAGCAACTTAGGTGGTTGAAAAATGGCTATAAAATTGGATGCGCTTATGTTGAGTTTAAGGGTGTAGAAATCAATACACCAGAAGATATTGAGAAATGGTATGAAGTCAGGAAAAGTTTGGGGAACCACTGAGTTAGTGGAGGCTAACGGAACGTTAGAGTTCCATAGAATTGAAATGGAAGCGGGCGGAGTGTGCTCTAAGCATCTTCACGAATACAAATGGAATGGATTTTTTGTCGAGTCCGGTAAAATGTTGATCCGTGTTTGGCAAAAAGATTATGATCTGGTTGATGAAACGATTCTTGAAGCTGGAGAATACACTAAGGTAAAACCCGGGGTTTACCACCAATTTGAGTGTATTGAATCCGGTGTTGCGTTTGAGTTGTATTGGGCAGAATTCAACCACAACGACATTAAAAGAGAAACTGTTGGATTTAAAAATGAAAACCTCTAGACAAGACATAGATACTATGTTAAAGTTTAGGAACTTTCCACACAATACATGCCCTGCATCAAGACATGTACAAATGATAGCGGAAAGTTTAAACGAGATCAAGGATTATCCTTTACTCCGGGATGATCCCGAACACTGTGCAGGCAGTATTGCCAGTGTTGTTAGCAGTCTATACCAAACTAGAAGCTTTTTGCTGTCACTAGGGTATAGTTGGAGTACAAATGATGACGGCAGTATAGAATGGAAGAAAGATGCACAGGGGATAGATCCAGTGTAAGGTAAAAGAGGAAAATATTATGTTCACACAAAAGCAGATAGAAGAACTAGTAGATTTATTATCAGGGTTGAGCCATGAGACAAAAATTTATCTAGGATGCGACAGTGTTCGTTTTCGTAAAGACGGGCGTTGGTACGCAAGATACGCCACAGTAGCTATAGTTCATATGAACGGCAAAAATGGTTGCAGAATTTTTAGCACAAGGTCTGTAGAACCAGATTACGATGTTAAAAAGTCAAGACCAAGTATGCGTCTAATGAATGAAGTTATTAAGGTGTGTGAACTATACACTCAACTTATACCGTTTATAGACGAATATGACGTTGAAATCCATTTGGATGTTAACACGGACCCAATACACGGAAGCAACTGTGTTGCTAACCAAGCAGCTGGCTATGTGTTAGGCGTAACTGGTATAAACCCGAAGCTAAAACCGGATGGGTTTGCTGCGAGTTACGGTGCGGATGGCGTTGCTCACGGAAGAGGGTACGTGGAAGCATAACAAAAACCGGCTACATAACGTAGCCGGTTTTTTCAATAAATATCATATGAGATTGATATTTGGTATTTTAGTTTTTTTATTAGTTGTATTGTTTGCAAATCAGTCAGTTTCTGAACCACTGGTGGTGAATAGAGATTACGTTATAACAAAAATTGACGACAATACCATAAAGTTTAGTGGTAGTTTTGTAGAGCAAGCCGGCTTAATGTTGGTTATGTCTGCTACTTCAATGGATACAAAGACTTTAATAATATCTAGCCCCGGCGGCTTAATGAGCGAAGCTGCAATGGTGGGGCTATACCTAGCTGATGCAAATGTTCGTGTTATCATTGAAAAAGACACTATGTGCGTCAGTGCTTGCGCATATGCAATTATGAAAGCACCTGATGTTGACATACGGGGAAAGGTAGTTTTTCATCCACCTTATTATCCGTATGTTCCAACAGAAGAAACACTGTATAGTGTTTTGCATAGTTCAAGTATGATGAATTTAGAACTTGTTTCCTGGTTCATCGAGTCTGGTTATACTTTGGAATTTTTAAAGTTAATACATGAGACAACTGATAATCAAACATTCATGGTCTTTGACAACTTTGAATCACTAAAAAAGTTCAAATCTGATGATATATCATACTTGCCAGATAATTTTACAGAATACTACACATTAATGACAGGTGACGAGCTGTTTAAATAACGCTTGACATACAACATAGTCAGCGTATATAATCTATGCATGTTAGTAGAAATAGGTTCTATCCCAGTATCAACGTCTGCGCTTGTCTTTCAAGAACAAGCCAACACTGAACTTCTCATGAAGTTTGTTATGAGTAAAATGAATGAAAATCAAAGAGCATTCATTAATGAAAATAACGTTTATGTGCAGGTTCGTGAAGATCCTGCTGCAATAGGGCATAGAGCTTATTTTTTCTTAGATGACCGAAACACAAACATTACTATAGGGATGATGCTATTTTGACTAGAACGCAACCGGATTTTATTATTCGTCGACTACAGGAACATAACAGCAGACTGGACAAAGAAGCTATCGTTGCGGATGCTGTAAAAGAAGGATTAGATGAATTCTTCCAGGGCGTCAAAATGGCGCTGGACCCTCTGTGTACTTTTGGTGTTAAGCAAGTACCTATTAAAGAAGACACCGAAACTGCTCAGGGGCTTCCCTGGAATGTGTTCCTTAAACTAGCGGAAGATTTACAAAGTAGATCTCTAACTGGAAATGCTGCCCGTGATGCTATTAAGTTGGCAATGGATGTGGCTACTACACGGCAATGGAATGACTGGTATCGTCGTATTCTTATTAAAGACTTGCGTTGCGGTGTGAGTGAAAAAACAGTCAACAAGGTATGCAAAAAGCATCCAGCATATCAAGTTCCTGTTTTCGAATGTCAGCTTGCCCATGACAGTGCAAACCACGAAGGCAAGATGACTGGTAAAAAGCAAATCGAGATAAAACTTGATGGAGTTAGGGTCTTGACTGTTGTAAAACCAGACGGTACTGTTGAGATGTTTAGCCGAAATGGTAAACAACTTCACAACTTTGAACATATTTGTAACCAAATTGCGGAAGTCTTAAAACGTACTCCTGCACCATACGGTCTTGTACTGGATGGTGAAGTTATGAGCGCAAGTTTCCAAGATTTGATGAAACAACTCTATAGAAAAGAAGATGTTGAATCAAATGATGCTGTGCTTTATCTTTTTGACATGTGCCCGCTTGTAAACTTCACTGAAGGTCAATGGAGTTTTAGCCAATCTGTAAGAAGTCAGATGATACATGCATGGGTCGATGCAAATGTTGACATTCTTAAAAATGTGCGTAAACTAGAATACGAAACTGTTGACTTGAGTTCCGTGGATGGCAAGCGTAGATTTATGGAGATTAACCGCAAAGCTATTGAAGGCGGATACGAGGGCGTTATGATCAAGGATCCTGATGCATCGTATGAGTGCAAGAGATCAACTAGCTGGCTTAAACTTAAACCATTCATTGAAGTTACATTGGAGGTAATTGGCCTTGAAGAAGGAACCGGAAAAAATGCAGGAAGACTCGGGGCTCTGGTATGCGCTGGGGAAGATGACGGGAAGAATATTGTCGTCAATGTCGGCAGTGGGTTCACCGACGAACAGCGCGATGCTTTTTGGGCTGCAACTGGTAACGATAATAGTGTTGTTGGATCTCTTGTTGAAGTTAGGGCTGATGCAGTAACGCAGAACCAGGATGGCAGTTACAGTCTGCGTTTTCCACGTTTTAAAACATTCCGTGGATTTGCTAAAGGTGAAAAACTATGAGTTCTAAAACATGTGTCGATACTTTAATAAAATGGACCACTGAAAATTATGACAGTCTTCCTAAAGGAGATTGGAATTTTGTTGGTGAAAAAAGACTTACAGTTTTAAAAAACGGCCACACTAGAACTAGTAATTGGAAACGACGAGCAATTAAAAAAGACTCCACCCGTGTCTACAGATTGTTTGAATGCAATGAATGTATGTTTACGTCAGGTTTAATGTTTCTCGTTGTAGAAGATAATGCTGACATTAACTATACTCACGTTATGGCTGGTACTAGAGAAGAATTTAAACACCATTTTAACAAAGTTGGTTGGGGTTGGGGGGATTGGGATTAATGAGAACTATTTACAAAAGTAAAATTATACGTAGAAATCGAACGCTTGCATCTTTTATAGAACGGCAAGATGAAAAACTAAAAAAAGAATTTGAATCGGATAACACGAAATGAACCAAAGAATTAAAGAACTTGCTAAACAAGCAGGACTTATGCAAACTAAATGGGCAGATGCAGAAACTGGTAGAGAACCTGTTCGTATTTGGCAGGAGTCACTCAACAATCCTGGATCATTGGAAAAGTTTGCAGAGTTGATTGTAAAAGAATGTAATGCAGTCATCAATGACGGTTCTAATCCGTCAATATTTTATCAACGTCAAATTTTAAAACGGTTTGGAATCGAAAATGACTAACCGCATCGAAGCTATTGCTGAAAAATGCCGCAACGAAAATTGGGAACGTGCAGATCTTGATTATGTGCAGTTTGCAAAAATGATCATTAAAGAGTGTGCAGACGTTGCCGACGACAATTACGATAAAGGCTTTTGTCCGGTTGGCGGATTCATTTTAGATCATTTCAAATGAGAAAATGCATAAGAAATGTCATCAACTGATAAAGAAAACACTATACGAATACTAAAGGGGCAAAACCCCATACAAAAGTATAGATGCCGGTTGGGGTTTCATAGGTGGACTTCTTGGGAGTATCAACCACCGAGCTCAACACGGGCATTCGACGGTATGGTTGAACTTGTAAGGTGCCATTGTGCAGACTGTGGGTTGGTAAGGGTTGAGCGACCATACAGTAAATCTTTGAAATACAAGGGTTGATATGGGGTTAGGACCACCAGTTTGTGAAAAATGCCTAGTTCTATACGAGTACAAGCACTCGTATGGGTGGGAATGTCCGTTTTGTAAAATAAACAGCCTTGAGCACCTTAACGCATGGAGTTGTGGGTTGAGTGAAGAACAACTTGAAGCAAATAAGAGATTGCAAACATTTTTAAGATCGGTAGAAACACATGCACAACGAACATGACGGATACCCAAGAGGTAAAAGTATTTTAGAAAAGCAATATCGTGCTAGTCTTGACAGATCTAGACGTAAGTACTATACTGAAATTCAAGAATATGGATTCCTTGGTGGGATCAACACCCCTATTGAAACCAAGACTGAATTTGGATACGAGATAACTCTTTCCGAGAGAGATTTTTTAAATCTCTGTGATGATATTTGTAAGTTAGAGAATTTGCGACAACTTGAAAGACGCATAGACGAGCAATACAACCGTATGTTAAGTGACAGCCGTGCCGAACAACGTTTACGTGAAGCTAATCCCAGTCTTCAAAAAGCATATGAGAAATATAAACTCATGCTAGATATGGTATCAGGGAGGCAAGATGGGAAGAGTAGTTGAACATATACACTATAGTCCGTTTAGAAGTGATATTCGTGGTACAGACTATGAAATTATTAATGAATGGTCTAAATCTGACAAAGCGCAATACTTAATTCAAAATGGTGAATACGTTCGTCATGAAAGAATTAAAGTTATAACGGAATATGGCTATGACGATTGTATAGTTATATCATTTGATATTCCAGACAAACTGGAAACAGCATATTATTTAAAGTTTAAAAAAGATGGCAGTAGCAGTTAAACAAAGAACCCCAAGAGCTAAGAAAAAAGTACCAAGAGTTGCTAGACGACTCACTGGGTTTGCAGCAATGCCCAGGGACGACCTGAACAAAGCAAAGCATTATGTTCAATATGAAATTGAAAATCGAGAATATTCAAAAGTATTAAAGGACTATATAAAGAAGTTCTTTAGTAAAGCTGACTACACTGCGGCTATGTTACTTCCTGAATGGAAGTTTACGTATGCAAGTCATTGGGCAACTTTTGCATTTTGGATGACTGAGGGCCTTGAACTAGAACCCTATGCTAAAGCAGCACTTGAAAAGTACTGTGCTGGCTTAGTAGAGGAAGGCAAGGTTGTTCAAGAAAAGAAAAAAACTGAAGAAAAAACAAAAACAGCCAGTCCCATAATGACTATCCAGGATCGTATTATGGAAAAGTCACAGGAAGTTGTGGAAGATATAGATGAATGGTTAGAAGGTCTTATACGAGACCCTGATACTTTTGATCCCAAGGGATTTGATTTTACTGCACACTTTACTAAACATGAAGTAACACAGGCTCATGCTAGAAAGATTGCTTCATTCTACCAAGGTGAATTTGAAGAAGCAAACTTGGTAGTAAACATGCCCACTGCTGCACAAGTTGCAAAGATTAAAGATGCCCGTGAGCGTGATTTAGCAGAGCAGCTACGAGAAGGCTACGCACACATGACGAAGAAGCGAGCACAGACGTGGCTGGAAGCCCTTACTGCCCTTCTCGCAGCCTGCGAACACCTCGTAGACAAGAGTAAGGCTGTACGTAAACCCAGAGTTAAAAAGCCTGTTAGCAAAGAAAAAGTAGTTGCAAAGGTAAAGTATTGTGCAAGTGACGACAAGTTCAAAGTTGTAAGTGTCAATCCTATCGAAATACTTGACAGTACTGAGGTTTGGGTGTTTAACGTCAAAACCCGAAAATTAGGTAGATACTTGGCAGCAACGGATGTGTCAACACTGGGCATTAAAGGTTCTGCTATACTTGGATTTGATGAAACGACAAGTATACAAAAGACTCTCAGAAAGCCAGAAGAGACTCTTAAAGAGTTTAAAACGGCTAGTAAGGTTAAGCTTCGTAAGTTTCTTGACGAAATAAAGACGACTGACACAAAACTCAATGGTAGGCTTAACGAAGACACTGTTATTCTTAAAGTGATGCGTTAAAAAACACCGAATCCATATTAAATACTATATGGACGAAATAGAAAAAACAATAAAAACAATACCCGTTCATGTAAAACGATGGAATCTGTTTGCTTTGATTGCTCCGCCGATATTTTTATCGGCGGGGACTTCCCTGCTCTTGTCCGACATAATAGAATTTGGTTCTTTATTTTGGGTAGGAGTGGGTCTCATGGCCGGAGTGTCTTTCCTGTGGTGGATATGGATTTTAAATACCATTTTCAAACTAGCAAGATACCTTTGGTCAACACATGCTGAGTTGACTAACGCTATAACTGAATTATCTGAACTAAGAAGAGACATAAATAAAAGTAAAAAAGAAACAGATGGCAAAGACCTTTAATTTACTTTCATATGTTATTTCAGGATTGTGTTTTTCGATAATAGTATCGATATGGATAGGGTATGTCAAATTTTTAGACCTAAACCCATCCGTCAACGTAGTTATGAATAATACTCCTGATAATAGTGCATATGGTGAAGTTGTCATAAACAACGAGCATTGTTATTTGGAAAACACTGTTTCTTGGCCAAGAAACAGTGTTTTCAGTAAAGACGGAAGACTTTTTTTCAATAATACCGAAGTTACAACAATCCCCATCTTTGTAAATTACAAATGTGAATTTGTATTTTTTAAAAAATACGGCAATCAAATGATTTACGCATATAATAAATAAAATACTAGACAGAAACCTAAAATATGTTATAGTAAATGCAGTGGACTTAGTGTTCGTTCCCACTATAAACATTCCGCACACTCCAACTACTAGGAGTTTTTAAATGGTAAAAAAATACGTTAGTACAAAAGAATACAAAGAAATTGGACCCGTTGCTTATCGCCAATGGCGAGCAGATAGTCATTGTAACTTAATACATGGGTATGCATTAAGCTTTAAATTTGAATTTGAAACAGACAACTTAGATGCCCGTAACTGGGCCATGGACTACGGTGGTCTAAAACCACTCAAGGCATTGTTAGAAGAATGGTTTGATCATACACTGTTGGTTGCAGTAGACGACCCAAAGCGTGATGAACTAATGAAACTAGGCACTCTTGGGTTAGCAAAAATAACAGAAGTTGAAAAAACTGGTTGTGAAGGTATTGCAGACTTTCTTTATGAATACATCAATACTATTTTCTTAAAAGATTATGGTGAAGCTGACCGACTTTGGTGTAGCAGAGTTGAAGTTCGCGAAACTGGAGCCAACATGGCATATCGTCAAGGACATCGTGAAGACGGTGAGTTTAAATAATAGGTATGTTTTCTGCCTCAAATGGGGTGACAAATACAGTTCAGATTACGTAAATCGATTGTATAATATGGTGGAGGAAAACCTTTCTCCACCATATACATTTGTATGTTTGACTGAAAACACCAATGGGTTAAACAACAATATACAGGTAATGGACCTACCCAACTTGCAAACATCTGGGTGGTGGTATAAGCTATCTATGTTTAACGACTTAGGTATTTCCGGAACCGCATTATTCATGGACCTTGACGTAGTCATATATAGAAACATTGATAAATTTTTTGAATTTTCACCAGGTGATTTTTGTATCATACGGGATTTTAACAGATGCAACATACCCAAAATTCAAAAAATGAACAGTAGTGTTTTTAGGTTGGAATTAAATTCATTACAACACGTTTATAGAAATTATGTGTCAGCTACCCAAGTATACAATAAAAGATTCAGGGGTGACCAAGAGTTCATTGAAAATCAAGTAAAAAACTTTTCCTATTGGCCAGATAGCTGGGCATTAAGTTACAAATGGGAAATGCATAACAGACATTCAGTAAAATTTGATGGGAAATTATACAAGTTTACTGACAGATTAGATCCATTGGATACTGATGAAACAAGTATAGCAGTATTTCATGGAACTCCCAATCCACACGAATGCACTGACCCTTGGGTCATTCAACATTGGCGTTGACACACTTTACAAAATGCTCTATGTTGTAAGCTAATACACTAGTCTACTCCGAGGAAGTAGAGGATGACACCCAAGCAGAAACGAACTGAAATCAAACGTATACTATCTAAATTAGAGGATGATAATCGCATGATATTTAAACGCATGTATTCTCACAACAATTTGGATAAAGACATCAACTTAGTAGTTGACGCAATGCCTGCTAAAAAATTAGACTGGGCACTGCAACAGTGTAAGAATACATATTATAGAATATTCAAAATTTTGGCAGGCAAGGAATGAATACAACTAAAAAGCGCATCGGGTTTGCTTGCAAGTACATGCATCACGATCAGACTCTTTCAGCAAAACTGTTGGAGGAGAAACAACGACTTCTTACAGAAAAGTCCACAACTCTTGCTTGGCTCAACCGTCAAAAGAAGTCAGTTGCTGAGGATAAACTGTGGGAAATCATGCAGCACAACACTCGTGCAGCATACAATCTTGTAAAATATGTTGGGAGTTTACCTAATGAGTTACGTATGGTACGTCTCGGTTCAAATCAGCTGCCTGTTTATACTGAGCCATCTTGGAGTTATTTTTGGCGCCAAACGGATGTTATTAACTATGCCGCTAGAGAGTATAGTAAAGTGGGTGACCTTGCACGTAGCCTTGATGTTCGCATGTCTATGCACCCTGGTCAGTTTACCGTTCTTGCTAGTGATAATCCAGATATTGTAAGCCGTAGTATCGAAGAGTTTGAATACCATTGTGACTTGATTCGTTGGATGGGTTTCGGCAAAATCTGGCAAGATTTCAAATGCAACGTTCATATCAGTGGTAGACAAGGACCGCAGGGTATTATTGATGTTCTACCCAAACTTAGCCCCGAAGCCAGAAATGTAATTACTATTGAGAATGATGAAAACAGCTGGGGGTTGGACGCTAGTCTTGAACTCGAGAAGCATGTTGCATTGGTCCTCGACATTCATCATCATTGGTGTAAAACTGGTGAATACATCGAGTCAAATGATGATCGAGTCAAGCGTGTAGTAGACAGCTGGCGTGGTCATCGTCCAGTTATCCATTACAGTGTGAGTCGAGAAGATTGCCTAGTTGACCATGACAAAAACATCAGGCCCGACTTTGCGGATCTACTCACAAACGGTCACAAAAAGGCCAAACTTAGAGCACACAGTGACTATTACTGGAACACTGCTGTAAATGAATGGGCATTAAGCTTCTGGGATATTGCTGACATCATGTGTGAAGCAAAGATGAAGAATCTTGCCAGCATCGAGTTGTATGAACATGCAGTTCGATGAACAAACCTCAGAGGAAATATACTACGAAAACGAAGATCCTAGGGTCTGGGGTGAGATTGATCTCAAACGCAGAGTGGTGTCAGTGTCTCAAGTAATATGTTTACGCCCGTTTGAGCGGTGTTGGGATTCTAGTAAACGTTTGTTCTTGAAAAAGTGTGTAAAGGTTACTTGTGCAATATACGGACCGGGTGAACCAGTTTACACATTTTATTATTTTGAACCTAAAAGATGGACACTGAGACTACTAAAACAATAAATAGTGTATGAGCTATTTACATCGTATGTATGGCGGGAAAACAACCCCGTCCCCTGAATCAAATAAAAACTCCAATAGAGTACTTGGTGGTCTACGCGGCCAAGGCGCGGATCACTATTCAATACTTGGTGAAGATGGAGTTGAACGCAGTGTACCAACACAAAAGTATGTTCAAGGTCTTGAACAAAAGATAAGAGAACAAGACACACGAATAAGTGTATTAGAAAAAAGATTAAGGAGCCTTTCTAATGAACAACGAAATTCTAATTCAAGCCAAAGAGTGGCTATCCAAGCGTTTAAAAGAACGGACGACCTATGATGGTGCAGTAATGGTTGGGGCTGGGGTTGCTTATCTAATAGCTAAACCCATAGCATCACTCATCGCATATGCTGCTATTGCATATGGAATTTGGACTATTTGGAAAAAAGAAACTGAAAAATAATGAATTGGATCGAAATCGATAAAATTTTATTAGATTTGTATGATAAACATTATGAGAAAAGTCCGGATGCTTTTATAAAGGCAGCTATGAAACGATTCAGTTGGGAAGAAAAACAAGCAAAAGACAATACTGAATTTATTGTAAAGCAAAAATCCAAAATGCTATAATCTTCCTACCGGAAGTTCACTACTAGCAGGAATGTCCCAAACCTTTTTACGCTCAACGCCCTTGCGTTGGGCGAATTTCTTTGAGTTGCAATCACCACACACATGAAAATAGTTGTTACTCAGCCGTTTAGGATCCATGTTTCCACGATTTCTGGTAAATTCTTTTCCACAATTATCACAAAAAAAGTGTACAATCGTTCGAGTTCGTGTATAATTATGTTTGACACCAGTCTTGCTTGTTCGGCAATGCTGTGTTACTTCATATGTTTCTTTAATAAACATATGATATTTATGTCACATTAAGATTATAGAATTTTACGATAAATATTAGAGAGGTAAAAAATGACTATTTGCACGATAACCGAAAATGCCAAAATCCAAATCAACAAACTATGTGAAGAACATGGTGTATATGGAATCAGCCTAAACATAAAGGGTGGCGGGTGCGCCGGGTTTGAGTATGACTGGGGAACTGTTGCCACAGAACAAGACGTTGAAAAAAACGACACTGTTATGTCAACAGGAACAGGTAACTTTATTATAGGTGCTTCTAGCTTAATGTTCTTATTTGGAACAGAAGTAGATTACATAAAAAGTTTAACCGGTAGTAACTTTGAAATAAACAACCCAAATGCCAAAAGCAGTTGTGGATGTGGCGTAAGTGTAAATTTTGATATGGACATGTTACCAGATATACATTTTTAATGGAGTTTAAGTATGGCAAGACAAGTTGTAGACATTGGCGTTGAAGGCAACGACGGAACTGGTGATAGCATTCGTGAAAGTTTTCGTAAAACAAACGAAAACTTCCGCGAACTATACGCAGTATTTGGTCAAGGTGCCCAGATTGGGTTCACTAACCTAAATGACACCCCAACTTCCTATGTGAACCAGGGAGGTAAAGTCACACTTGTCAATCCAGACGAATCAGGGCTAGGATTTTATGAACTGGTTTCTGACGCTGGAACTAATGACCCCAACGATCCTAATAATAGTATAACTTTTGAAATAGATGGTAGCAAACTAAAAGTAAGTGCAGCGAATACTAAACTTAGCCAAGACCAACATCCTGATTTGGGAGCACCACTAAATGCTGCTGAGGTTATAGCATACGACAATACTACCAACTCCAAATTACTTAACACTGGTGCTGGATTGAACATTGACAGTCTAGTATCAGATTGGAACAGTGTTCATTCTGAAATATCACCGATAACAACTAGTAATATACTAGTTAGCAAAGGTTATACAGACCAGAATTACGTTAGTTTGAGTGGTGACACTATGACAGGACCACTAGTAGTCCCTGCAAATGCTATTGGCACACAAGTTCCAAGAAGAAATGAAGTTGTTGGATTAGCTGGTGATACTATGACTGGGTTCTTGACACTCAGTGGTGACCCGTCTAGTGACTTACACGCAGCAACAAAGCAATATGTGGACAACAACAGTTTCAGCAGCACAACTAACTACTATGTAAGTAAAACTGGACGCACGTATAGTGAAATGGTATCGGATGGTGTACCAACGTCTAAAATCGGGCGTGGATTAGCTTATGCATTTAGTACTATTGGAGAAGCTTGCTACTATGCAGAAGAAGTAGTGTTTAACTCAAGTGTTGAACTTGGCCCATACGCACAACCAATTACTGTAAATGATGCAGCATCTTTAGCTGTGACTGATGCAACTCCATTAGTTAGCACTGGTACTTATAGCAGACTTAGAATAGTAAACAACACCGGACTACACGTTGACCAAGGCGACCCAGCTAACTTGGATCTCATACCTGGCAAGGTCATAGTTGGAAAGATTAGCGGCGCGCGAGGCATGATTGCTGGATATGTTGGTCCGAGCGGGCTAGTAGACCTTGTTGATCTTAACATGGTTGCTGATGCACAGATTGCAACAGTTTCAAGAAACTCAAATATAGCCACAGTTGTAACAAGTAGCGCACATGGTTTAACAACTGGTACTACAGTAGTTATAAACTGTTCCGATAATACATATGACGACCTTGATGGGGTGTCAATCACTGTTGTTTCATCAACATCCTTTACATACAGCAATACTGGCGCGAACAGTGCATCAGCTTCCGCCAGTGGAGTAGTTGCAAAAGCATTTACTGCTGGTGAAAATCTGTATTTTGATCACATAGTTCCCACAGAACAAGTCACAATTTTTGTTGAAAGTGGTGAATATGAAGAAGATTTTCCAATACGTGTGCCACAAAATACAAGTATAGTTGGTGACGAACTTAGAAGGGTTATTGTAAAACCGCGTGACCGCGTTAGCCAATCACCCTGGAACAAGGTTTATTTTTACAGAGACACTACTATTGACGGATTGACTACTGCTAGTCAAAACTATGGGTATCATTACCTTTCAAATCCTGGATTAAGAACATCAACTGCCAGAAACAACAAAGAACTTGACTGCTTCATGATGAATGATGCAACAAGCCTTGTACACTTAACTGTTATGGGCCACGGTGGTTTTGCCGTAGTACTTGATCCAGAAGGTCAAATTAAAACCAAGAGTCCATATATCCAGGGATGCAGTAGTATAGCAGCAAGCCAAAACAAAAAGACATTCAGTGGTGGAATGTTCATAGATGGGTTCTCATCAAGGATTCCAGTCACAGTCACCACGAATTACACTGGGGCTACCCAAATTGTTGTTACAGGGCCAGCAGCAAAACTCACAAGACCATTTACTACAGTCACTAGCATACTTCCGAAGACACCAACAAGTTTCTACGTAAGGGGTGTGAGGTATCAGGTAAACAACATATTGTCATATACTGGTGGTACTGACATTCTCCCAATAACTACATTGACTTTGACATTGGGGACTGCTTATACTGGATCAACTAGTGACGTTTTGACTCTTGAAACTGCTGGAAACAAGAGTGTATTGGCTACCCACTTTACCCAAATAAATGATTTAGGTTATGGTTGTGTGGCCACTAACAACGCTCTTCTTGAACTAGTTAGTATTTTCACATATTACAACCATACTGCGTATTATAGCCTAAACGGTGCTCAAATAAGATCTGTAAACGGGTCTAACGCACATGGATTTTATGGTTTAAAAGCAGAAGGCAGTGACCCTCTTGAAATACCACGACCAATAAAGTTGCTTGACAATCCTATTCAGATTGCAAGAATTTTCAAACGTGGTGGCTTTAGTGGCAGTTCATATAATTCTGCAAACAGCAGTTCTATAATAATTTCAGATTTCACTAGCATTCCTTACAGTATAACCGAGTTTGAAGTTTATCATCCGATTGCTGGAAAAACTGCATACGTTGCGTCAAATGCAACTATGGTAAAAAGCACAGTTGGTATATCTACTATATCAAGAAGTACAAACGTAGTGACAGTTGTTACATCAACCACACACGGATTAAGCACTGGAAACAGTGTTGTAATTGAAGGGGTTAGTGGTGGATCTACAGCGTTTAACGGTACATTCACAGTAACAGTTACCAACACAACTACATTTACATATGCACAAACTGGTTCAAATGAATCCGGAACAGGCGGTACTGCTACTCTAAACCAAAAGCTAGTAAGATTAAACATGGGTACTGGATTAGACGGAAACTCATCTCAAATAGTTGAAGATCTAAATGACGGTGATTACGTTGTCCTAAGAGCAAATCAAAACTTTAAGTTCTCAGGTGATTTTTCGTCAATCAGCACACGCCCATCAACTGCATTAGAATTCAGTAATGACGGCGATGATAGAACTTATAGAACTATATCACTTGAAACAACTTATTATGACAACACACGCCTTCCAGCAAGTGCATTTTATGGTTCCAGTGAATCTATAACACCAAATAATATAATTTCAATAGATACTAACTTTAACTATATAAGTTTAACGCCAGTTGCACAAGCAACAGGTGGAGCAACAAGCATTGTTATAGGTAACCTATCTTCAACTGATGCAGCAAGAGTTGTTGGCTACCAGTTTGGTTGGGCTGATTCAAACGTAAGCCAAAAAGGATTTATAAGAAGAATAACTGGGTATACTGCTGATACACCAACCACCGGCCAGGCAACTATAACCTTAGATTCAGCACTTCCTAGCAATACTCTTATCAAAGTAGCGGATACTATAACTGCTGGTATACCAAAGTCGCAGTCTACTACACTTACTACTGCTATAACTTCCGGGTCAACACCAACTACTATAAGTTTGACAAACAGCTCAACGTTTGCTACCAGTGGGTATGTTCAAATAAACAATGAATATTTTAAGTATACTGGAAACAACCGTAGTACAAACGTACTTAGTGGAGTATCTAGAGCGCAACTTGGGTCATTGGCACAAGGTCATAATATAAGTGACACTGTTACTGAACTAAGTGGATTGATAACTACAAACATTTCTACAACTAGGGCAACTGGCCACGATTTTCTTAACATAGGAACTGGTGGGTACAACACTAGCAACTTCCCTGGAAACATTTTTGGTGAACCAGTTGAAAGTAAAGTTGATACAAACAGTGCTGTTGACAGTAACGGCACAAATCCAAAAGCTGAAGTACAGGAAAAAAGCAAGGGAAGAGTGTTCTTTGCAAGTACCAACCAGGATGGGTTCTTCCGTGTGGGTAGGTTCTTTACCGTTGACCAGGGTACTGGTACTGTTAGCTTCAATGCAAGCATTGTACTAAGCAACATTGACGGTCTTGGGTTTAAGCGTGGTGTTGCAATATCTGAATTTAGCAATGATAGTTCAATGCCCGATCTGGGGGATGCTGTACCAACTAGTTCTGCTGTAAGAGCATATATTAGCCGAAGATTGGGATTTAACGATGCCGGTGCTGTTGACTTAAATCCAATAGGACCAGGTGCGTTAGCAAAGGACGGTCATGCTGCAATGACTGGAAACTTGCAGATGGGTGGTTTCAAAATAACAAACGTTGACGCTCCATCTTCTGGTACAGATGCTGCAAACAAAAACTACGTTGACGCAAAAGTTGCCGAAAAGGATACACTTGCTGAAATGAGTGATGTTACTCTCACTACTCCGGCAAATGCAAACTTCTTAGTGTTTACTGGAACTGGAAACAATACTGTTAACGCAGCACTCAATGGCGATATTACTGTTACCCGTTCAGGAAACACACTTACTGCAAGTATAACTACTAACAGCATAGTCAATGCTGACATAAATGCAAGTGCGGCGATATCACAAAGCAAGTTGTCATTAAATGCAGCCACAACTCGTGCTAACGCAACTGGCATAACACAGGGTGACTTAGGTGTTGCCGCGTTTAACTCAACTGAATTTGCATCAACCAGTGGTTGGATATCATTAGCTGCCGGTGGTATTGCTACTTCAAAACTTGCAAGTAGCAGTGTTACAATAGGTAGCTCGTCAGTGTCACTTGGTGGAACCTTAACTACTATAGCCGGATTGTCAAGTGTTAGTTCAACAGCATTTACTGGAACACTAACTGGGGATGTAACTGGTAACCTAACAGGAAATGTAACTGGTAACGTAACTGGTACAGCAGGGTCTGCAACTAACGTAGATGTAAGAGCACGGAACAGTGATGTTGCAGTCCATTATATAACATTTGCGACAGCCGTTAGCGGTAGCCAACGTATAAACACTGACACTGGTCTAACATTTGTACCAAGCACAAACGAATTGACTGTCCTTGGAAACATTGTACCAGGGGCAAACAATCCAACAGACAGTGGATCGAATCTAGGAAGTGCCACTAACAAGTGGAATACCGTGTATGCAACAGTGTTTAACGGTACTGCTACTCAAGCACAGTATGCCGACTTGGCAGAAAATTACTTGGGTGATGCGTTCTACGAACCAGGAACTGTCTTAGTATTTGGTGGTAACCAAGAAGTTACAACAACTGTTGTAAAAGGTGACCGGGCAGTTGCAGGTGTAGTGACTACTCATCCAGCACACTTGATGAACAGCACTTTGCAGGGTGACTACGTAACTGGAATTGCATTACAGGGAAGAGTTCCAACAAAAGTAATTGGCAAAGTCAACAAGGGTGACATAATAGTGTCCAGTGCTATCCCAGGGTATGGCATTGTTGACAACGATCCAAAAGTAGGGTCAATTATTGGAAAAGCAGTTGGTGTGAAAACTGATGACGGTCGTGGCGTAGTGGAAGTGGTTGTTGGCAGGAGTTAATACTTGCCAACACAATAAATATATAAAACGGAGAATAATATGGCCCTACAATCAATAAACCTTGGGAACTTGGCAAACGACGGAACTGGTGACGACCTACGCACCGCATTTGAAAAAGTAAACTATAACTTTGCAACATTGGAAATAGCCGCATCTGACTTAACTGGTGCTACCAATTTGGGCACAACTGGTGGTGACGTTTTTAAGGAAGTAGTTGACCGAGATCTTAAATTTAGAAGAATTTTAGGTGCTAACGGCATAACAGTATCAAACACCGATACAGCAGTAATAGTAACAGGCTATACAATACCACAAACTATATTGTCAGGTGATAACGGAAGTTTGCTTTTTAGTCCAGGTGACACTATTAACATAAATGGTGCAACTAACATTAGTGTGGGAATTGACAATAACACAAAAACAATAACAATTAATGGTAGTTTGACTACATTAGACCAAGACTTGGATGCCAGTGGAAACAGTATAACAAACATAAAAAACATAAATGGTATAGATTGGGACGCTGAAATAGCAGCACTGTTTAAAAATATAGACCTTGGCAGAATACCAGCAAACATTACATCATTTATTGATTATTTAAGAAGCGTTTATGATGTGGATATGGGCACCATTACTTCCCCAAACATTACTGTCATAGATTTTGGTCCTTCTGGATCATTTGTAGGGTAAGGAATTAAAATGGTTCAACTATGGAGTGAAAAATCCGGGTTTCAGTTAGCTAGGTTAGATGAAAGAACAACCTATAATATACCATTACCCTTAACCCTACCAGGGTCTACAGTTACTATCTTTATAAGTGGTCGCTTGCCAGCTGGTATGCGATTGTCAAACAACAGTATTGTTGGTACTCCTTACGAAGTTTCAAGAACTGTAAATTATGAATTTGTAATACGTGCAATATCAGGAACAACAGTTTCTGACAGAACTTTTTCAATAATAGTAGATGGTTCTGATAATCCTATATGGGTAACACCTGAAGGTTTACTACCAGTAAACCCCAACAACTTATACTTTATATTGGATAACACTCCTGTTGACTTTCAGTTAAGGGCAATGGATGCCGACCTCCCAGCTGGTGATAATATAAACTATTTTATAGCAGACGGTGACGGTGAGTTACCACCGGGGATATCATTATCATTAAATGGAAGATTAACTGGTATAGTTGATCCAATTCTTGCACTAGATTTAGAAGCAGGTGACGGTGGGTATGACTCAAGCCCTTACGAAAAATATCCTATAGATTTTGGTATCAAAAAAAGCGTGTTGGGTATAGATAGTTTCTATTACGATTTCACAGTATACGATTATGGAGTTGAAGCAAGAACTCCAAGAAAATTAAACCGTAACTATGAGTTCGTAGTCACTGCTACTGACAACGTAAGTTACACAAAAAGAAAATTTAGAATATATGTAGTTGGTGATGATTTCTTAAAAGCCGACAATAACATTATGCAGGCTGACACCGGTCTTTATACTGCTGACAACACTTTTGTAAGGAGCCCACTGTGGCTTACTCCGTCTGATTTGGGCGTAAGACGTGCAAATAACTTTGTAAGTTTGTATCTAGATGTTTTAGACCCAAATACACTTTCAGGAGTAGTGTATTACACCCTCGATCAAGTAAACGACGACGGAAGTGTGAGCGCACTACCACCTGGCCTTGAGCTAGATACCGCAACTGGTGAGATAGCTGGTAGGATCCCCTACCAACCAGCAGTTACCAACGAGTATAAGTTCAGTGTAACTGCTACTAGGTTCAATACTGAACTTGGTACTGTTGCTGTAACTGGTGAGTATTTTGAAGATACACTATCTGGCAAAACAAGTATTAAAATTTTCAAACTACCCACTACAACAAACGATTCAATAGACGACCTACTAAGTTTAGTTGGCAGGTCAATAACTATAGAAGGCAACGAATATACAGTAACATCGGTCAATGGATCCAACACTGAATACGACATCCTGAACTTAAACACTGCATTACTGCCACTTGCAGGTATAAACCAACTTAAAGTAAAACAAACAGCTACTTCTATAGACTATTTTTTTGCAAATTCATTAAATTTTAATTCAAGAGAATTTTACAAAGGTAAAAAACTAAACATAAGTGATACAGTCTCATATAAAATAGATGATGTGTATCCGTATGTTGAATGGAAAGTAACACCTGTAGTTGGTTCTGCATACTTGCAACTTGTGGGCGGTGGTGATTTCGAAACTGTTCTGGAATCAGTGTTAGGGTCAACAATTAGACCGGCGTATATTACAACAACGTTGAGTGGCGGTAATGTTACAGAAGTCAAGATGGTTGTGCCATCAACTGCCAAAAATCGAAATACAAATTACTTAAAGTCACTGTTTACATCCAACACTGCTGCCGATGTAACATTAATTAAAGTAGCTACTAGTGAACGAGTTAAGTTAGAAACCCCAATAGTTGGATCATTTTTAGCAAACCGGGTATTTAAATTTGCGGCTGTGCTTGGTGGAAGTTTTGAAGAATTATTTAATGTTTCTGAAACAGAATTATATAAAACTCCTAAGACATTTACGCTATCAGTGCTGGGTGAGGTCGAATCAACTATTAAATGGATAACTCCAGAAGTATTGCCAGATTTGGTTGCTGGAAGGTTGAGTACTCTATTTGTTAAAGCGGAGACTACTTTAGTTGATTCTAAAATAAAATACAGTTTAGTTTCTGGTTCTCTACCACCTGGAATAACATTGAAACAAGATGGCGAGTTATCTGGGACTGTTAGGCAATATGATACAAGTGCAGGGCGAGGAATAACATACTTTGACTTGGGCAATACTACATTCGATGACACAACTACTGAATTTGATAGGGTATTTACGTTTACAGTAATAGCAAGAGACAGGTTTGGATTCAGTGCAACTACTAGAACATTTAGTATTCATATAACTGATTCCGACAAAGTTGTGTACAGTAACATATATATGAAGCCTTTCCTAAAAGACAGCCAGAGAATAGTTTATGAAAAATTCATAAACAACAGTAGAATCTTTACCCCGGACTACATTTATAGACCAGGAGATCCAAGTTTTGGATTACAACGAGAGCTAAAGTCATTAGTATATGCTGGTATCGAGGCAAAAGACATAAATCATTTTGTTGCTGCTACTGCTAGAAATCATAGAAGAAAAAACTTCTATCTTGGTGAAATAAAGACTGCATTTGCAAAAAATCCAGGAAGCAATGATGTAATATATGAAGTTGTATATTTAGAATTGATAGATCCACAGATGCCCAAAACTGGAAAAACTGCTGAGTCATTTAAAGCAAGATCTCCAAATAAAATAACGGTAGACAGTTTAAGATTTTATAACAACACACTTGGCCAACCATTTAAATACAGGCCAATACCTGATAATCCAATAACTATTGATAGCACTGCTGTTAGAATAGATCAAACCACTAATAGCTTACTTCATATAAGTAACTTACAGAATATGAGAGCTCGTATAAAAGAAGTTGGAACAAATTCACAGGATTTTCTTCCACTTTGGATGAGAACTCAACAAACGGTTAAAGATCAACTAACCAAGTTTGTGGCGGCTGTTCCAATTTGCTACACAGTCCCTGGAAAATCTGCCACTATTGTAGAAAACATTATAAACAGTGGATTTGACTTTACTGCACTGAACTATGAAATAGACAGGTATATAATATCAAACACAGCTGGGAACATAAATGAACAGTATGTTCTTTTTGCAAATTACAAGTTTAATGTATAATAAATATATAAAAAGGAATCAATCATGTCATATGAAATAAGCATAACACAAGAGGACTTCGGACAATATCCATTGCCCGGGGTTAACAATGATACCCAGGGTTTTAGAGACAGATTTAGCATCATACAAGACAAGTTTGATATACTTGATGGTGCCGTCAACAACTTGGATTTAGTGTCTGCAAAAGTAAACCAAACAAATGATTTTGGTGGAAACAGTATAACCGACGCTATATTAAAAGGTAGCGGCGAGTCTGTAAAAACTAGGTCAAATTTAACTTCAGGTGCTGAAGGTGCTGAAGAATTACAATGGATACAATATCACTATTTCCCATATACTGTTATGAATGATGCTTATGTAAGGTTTACTGAATGGCCTTTGACATCTGGAATGATGGGTCGTATCACTGTTGAATTGCGAAACTCAGATGCATCAGCAAAGGATGTTGTATTCATATACGGGTCAAGTGCAATAAAACTAGCATCTGGATCAGGACTTACTCTGGGAACTTACGAAGGGTATGCCGGTGCAAAAACAACTGTTTCAGCAAATACCACGAAGATATATGAATTTTGGACGCCGGACAAGGGAGTAACACTGTTTGCAAAGCTAATAGGCACGTTCTCCTAATGCATCCACTTTTGGGCACTTTAAAAGATCTAACTGACTCTCAACTTGAAACAAAGTTGTATACTTTGAATCGAATGTATTTTATAACAGACAACCCGGAAGTAAGGCAACAAATGATCCTTATTATGGACTCTATAAAAATAGAAATGGAAGAGAGACGTACTTCGAGTAGAAATACTCCGGGCAATCTTGACGATGATCTTGACAAACTTATTAATGTAAGTTAAAATAGTGGAATGCGTAAGAGTAAAGCTGGCTTTCCTGTCTTTAGTAGTCAAGACATCTTTGATTTAATTTATAAAGGTAGGTCTGATATAATATCAGACCTACTTGTTGAAGATTCTGATGACATAAAAGAATTTAATTCTTTTTCCGACACACAACTTACCATTTATGACATGTCTATTGAAGACAGCATCGACTTAGCAACTATAGATACACAACTACAGGCAGCATGGTTTATGCCCGATGATTATGTAAACATGGATATTTTAGAATACTTGATATCTAAGTGTAGCACAGAACAAGAAATGTTACGTGTAGCTGAAGAATACATTGAATATGACCGAAGAGGTTATGTAATACTTCTTAAATTTTTAAAATACCTAGTGGATTTTATGAATGAGAATAAAATACTCTGGGGTGTAGGCAGAGGGTCAAGTGTTGCAAGTTACATACTTTATCTTATAGGAATACATAAAATAGACAGTATAAAATATGATCTTGAGTTTTCCGAGTTCATGAGATAATAAATAACTACACTGTAAAGGAGGCAACAAGATGCCAGTTAAACAACAAGGACGAAAAATATATAGATCTGCAAATGGAAAGCAAATTGATTTGGATCTATTAGTATCAAGAAATGAACTTACTCCAGCAGTAAGTAACGTAAAAATAAATGCGCGGGGCGACGAGTTGGGTGCCGGTGGTAAAATCGTTAGAAGAAGAGAAGACATTCTTCGTGAATATTACAACCAAGGCAAGAAGATGCCAGATGAAAACGTATCTAAGCAGCCGCCAGCGCCGGAACAAGACTGGGAAGAAGATCCTGAAGGAAACTTCGTAGAAGTAAAAAAGAGATCAAGCTCACGTAAAAAAGATGTATGAGTATAAGTGTATAATTGTAAACCACGTCGACGGTGATACTGTGGACGTGGACCTAGATTTGGGCTTTGACGTATGGCTTAAAGATGTACGTTTCAGACTTACTGGTATAGATACCCCAGAAAAATTTACCGACGATGCTACAGAACGTATTTTTGGTTTGGCTAGTAGTAAGAGAATAACTGAATTACTACCAGTTGGGGCAAAGGTTATAGTAAAAACCGGAGTAAACAAATCTGGAAAAAATGTAAAAGAGAAATATAACAAATGGTTAGGTGAATTTTACCTAAACAATACAAACATTAACAAACAAATGGTTGATGAAGGATATGCTGTCCCATACTATGGGCAGAACAAGGCAGACTTAGAAATTTCGCATTTAGCAAATAGACAAAAACTTTTATATGAAGGCAAAGTAAAATTAGGATAACCAATGGCTATTAATATAGATTATATAGACGGAAGATTGACACCTATCAAAGATAATGTTATAGTAACGGATATGTATTTTGGAGAACAAAAAACTAAATCCGGTCTTATCATTACAAGCGATGACGGCGATGTTCGTGGCATCTACCCAAGATGGGGTAGAGTATACGCTAAAGGACCAGAAAACCAAGATCCTTACAATGTAGGTGATTGGATTCTTATCGAACATGGTAGATGGACTCGTGGATTTAAAATGCGGGATGGCGAAACTGTTGTAGAAGTAAGAATGGTTGAAAAGAAAAGCATTTTAATGTTTAGTGATGAAAAACCCGAAGGCGTACAAATTGGTAAGTCAAGTGTATCCGACTTCCAATCCGATAAAATAACTCCAGAATCTTTTGCAAGAGGCTAACATTGACACAACAAATTGACTTAAATAGATACAAAGATTTCGTAAATGTCGTTACTAGCAATGCTAGTAATGATTTAGAATCATTAATTACAAGACTTCGTGAATTAAACGAAGTCGTAAATATTCCACTACTTATGACAGGTAGCACTGGTGTTGCAGCAGAGGGTGGAGAATTTGCTGAGATTGTTAAGAAATGTGTTTTCCAAGGAAAACCTATGAATGAAGAAACAATCTTTCACATGAAACGAGAATTAGGTGACATTGCATGGTACTGGGTAAATGCATGTAGAGCTATCGGCGTTGACCCAAACGACGTTATAGCCGAGAATGTTCGCAAATTGGAAGCACGTTACCCAGGTGGTCAATTCGACGTGTTTTATAGTGAAAATAGAAAAGAAGGAGACTTATAATGGATCCAATTATAGGACAAATAATAGACGTAGCATTTAATTGGGAAATGCAAGACTGGGCATTGTGCGATGGTCGACTGCTTCAAGTCAACCAATATCAGGCGCTCTTCTCGTTGTTGGGTAATCGTTATGGTGGGGATGGTATGCATACTTTTGCTATTCCAGACTTGCGACCGCGCGATGCAAACAAAAACCCACTACCGTGGGACCCCCATCAGCCAGTAAAGCAAATAGCCCTACTTGGCATGTATCCTATGCGCCCGTAAAACCTT